TTGGCATGAAACCTAATAGCGCATCACCTGCTCCGCAACATGCAACATGTGAAGGTTGCCCTAAGAATGAATGGGGCTCATCACCAACTGGTGGAAAGGGTAAAGCTTGTCGTGAAACACGTCGACTATTAGTTATACCTATTGATGCTTTAACCAGTGCTGATAAGATTAAAGGCGCAGAAGTAGCAGCATTACGTCCACCTGTAACTAGCCTAAAGAACTATGCTACATATGTGCAAACAATCGCTGCAACATTACGTCGTCCACCATTAGCTGTTGTAACTGAGATATCTGTATTGTCTGACGCTAAGACGCAGTTCAAGGTTGCTTTTAGTATGACACGCACAATTGAAGATCAAGATATTTTGCAGGCTCTAATTGCTAGAAGCAAAGAAGAAGTTAGTAATGCAATCGCCTCGGCTGGCGTAGTAACTGAAGTAGAAGCTGAAGCTCCTGCAATACAATCAGATCGTTTCTAAGGGGTTAATTATGGAATCTACAATTACGCAACAAAGCATTGTGTATGTTGTTACTGATGATCTTGATCATTTGTCAGTCCATATAACACTTGAAGGCGCAGAAAAAATGCAATCAGATCTTAACAATGAGTGGTCTACAGTCACAGAAATGAAATTAGAGTTGTGATTGTAGCGTAACCTGACGGGTGAACGCAAAAGCTAGTAGCCCATTTTGAAAGGAATGTATGCGTAATATTATCTATGTATTACCAATCATATTGGCGGCGTGTGCAGCATCTGCACCACCCGTACAGCAGGTAGCTTCCTACGGCCCACCACATGTTCAATTACTCTATGACGGAAAAGTACAACAAATGAGCAGAAATGAAGTAATTAACGCTATTCAAGAATGCGAGGCTAATCGTATGCGAGCTGTGCCTATGCTTACAAAACGAATGATCTCAGGTATGATGTCTGATATTATTGTTGATGTGCAATGCATGCCAAGGTTTATGCCCATATGGTAAAGCAACCTGTATTTCTCGACTTTGAAACAGAAGGCATTGAAGCTCGCCCCAAGTATCCACCTAAGCCTGTAGGCTTGGCGGTGTATGACCCTGAAGGTGTCTACCCAGACGGGTATCATTCATTTGACCACCTGCATAATAATAGCACTTCATTCAGCTTTGTTCGTGATATGCTAATGGACATTTGGGCAAGTGATCGCTCTGTCTGCTTCCATAATGCAATGTTTGATCTAGATGTTATTGAGACCCACTTTGATTTAGCAATACCTAATCCATTGAGGATTCATGATACGTTAATCCTAGCCTTCTTACATGACCCTCATGTCAGGTCTTTGTCACTAAAAGACTTAGTGGTTGAATGGGGATTGGCTGAGCCTAATGAACGTGATGAATTAAAGGAATGGATTGTTACTAATGTACCTGAAGCTAAGAAAAAGAAATCCACATGGGGTGCTTACATTAGCAAAGGCCCAACTGAGTTAGTTGGCCGCTATGCTAAAGCTGACGTGCGGCTTACTTCTTTGTTGTATGACTTTTTGGCTTTGCAAGTTTTACCTGATCAGCAGATTGCTTATACACGTGAAATGGAATTAATTCCAGTGTTACTTGAAAACTCACGGCTTGGAGTTCGAGTTGACCGTGAAGGTTTACTTGCTGCAAAAGAGCAAGCAATATCAGACATTGAAAAAAGTACTGTTTGGGTTCGTGCATTGTTAAATTCTCCTGAGTTAAATGTTGACAGCGATCAGCAGCTGGTTGAATGTATTTATCAGTCTGAGCATTGGGATAAAAATAAAAAGTGGCCATCAACAGACAAAGGCCAGTTACAGGCTACTAAAGAAGCATTTGAAGAGATGCTAACCAATGAATACCTTAGGGATGTTCTACGTTACCGCGCCAATCTATCTACTTGCTTATCCACGTTTATCGAGCCTTGGTTATACGCATCTGAATCAACTGGCAGAATCTTTACTAATTGGAATAGCGTAAGAGGTGAACGGGGTGGTACACGTACAGGTCGGCTATCTTCTACACCTAACTTTCAAAACGCGCCTATTCGTTATCCTAAAGTAAGCATTCCACCTGACTTAGATGTTACGCCTCTACCACTTATTCGTAGCTTTATTTTACCGGATGAGGGGCATAAGTTAATTGCGTGTGACTTTAACGCACAGGAGCTAAGAATCTTTGCTCACTTTGAAGGTGGTAATCTTATGCGTCAGTATCAGGATGATGCAAGGGCTGATTTACATACCTACGCAGCTGAGATGATGACCAAGGCTTCAGGTAGAGAGGTTAGTCGTACATACTCAAAAGGTGTATCATTTGCTATTCTGTATGGCGCTGGCCCTAAAAAAATTAGTGAAATGCTTGAGGTAGATTATGAGATGGCTAAAACATTGATGGACGCTTATACAACCGCTGTGGCACCAGGTCTTAAAGATATGCAATCCACCATGCGCACACGGTATAAGTTAAATCAACCTATTAAAACAATTGGAGGTAGATTAGTTAAGATGGAACCACCTAAGGTTATACTAGGAAGACTAAGAGAGTTTGATTATAAAGGAGTTAATTTATTAATTCAAGGCTCCGCTGCTGATCAAGCTAAGCAAGCCATGTTAGACTATCAAAAGCTACGTAATGGTAGTCGGTTATTATTAAGTGTGCATGATGAGCTTGTAATTAGCGCGCCAATAGAGCATATTGAACGTGAGGCTAATTGCCTAATGAACGCTATGTGTAACGCTGTTGCAATGGATGTCCCTATGGTAAGTGATTACAAAGTAGGTGACACGTATCAGGAGACAAAATGATATTACAACCAAGGTATCCTAAAACGCGTATGGCATCAAGACGTCGTGCGCATCTAAGGAAGTGGACTAAATTCAATGCATTGCAATGCTTTAAAATACGTATAAAATACGGTCGTCGTAAGAACATTCACTGGTGGAGAACATGAGTTATTCAAATTCAAGCATTAAAACGTATGAGCAATGCCCTTTCAAATATAAACTAACGCGCATCGAGCATCGACAAGAACCAACAGGTGACGCCGCAACACGAGGTAAAGCAATTCACAGTGAGTTTGAAGACTTATTAAAAGATGGCTTGCCTTTGTACACTGAAGCAACTGCACACTGGGAAACATACGTAAATGAATTAAAAGCTAAAGGCGCTAAATCTGAGGTAGAGCTTGGCTTTACTAAAGATTGGAATGTATGTGGCTTTTCAGAGAGTATAGTATGGCTTCGTGGAATTATAGATATCCTAGTTATTGATCATACCACAGCATATGTTGCTGACTGGAAAACTGGCAAAGAACGTGATTATGAAGAGCAATTAAAGCTTTACGCCGTTATGATCTTTGCAGCACATCCTGAAGTAACTAAAGTTGACATGGAGATTATTTATACTGATCTAAAGAAAAAAGTAAAGTACACAGCCATAGAGCGTAAGGACTTTGAGGCACTAAAACTATGGGTAGACAACCGCATTAGTCGTATTGAACGTGATGACATTTACGCGCCTAAGCCTAGTTTTGGCTGTAGGTGGTGCCACTTTAGAAAAGATAATGGTGGCCCTTGTAGATGGTAACCAGAGTTATTCTAGAACGAGATCTTGAAGGTTATTTTGCTAGGCAATGTAAGAAAAAAGGCCTAATGACTTTAAAGTTGAATGTTCGATTTTCTCGTGGTTGGCCTGACCGTATTGTGGTATTGAAAGATGGTAAAGTTATGTGGGTTGAGTTAAAAAGACCTGGCGCTAAACTGTCGCCGTTGCAAGTTAAAGTACACTTTGAGCTTAATAAGTGGCACCAAGAAGTATATGTAATAGATTCTAAAGAAGGGATAGATAATGTTTTGGCAACCGCATGAATACCAAAAAGAAGCTGTTAAGTTTCTAGTAGAACGAGGCTCAGGTGGTTTATGGCTTGACCCGGGCTTAGGTAAAACTGCTATCGTTTTATCGGCGTTTAAAGTATTACGCGCCAAAGGGCTTGCAAGTAAGATGCTAGTGTTAGCGCCTCTACGACCTGTGTATGGCGTTTGGCCTGTAGAAGCACAAAAGTGGGAGCAATTTGAGCATTACTCAGTTGGTGTACTCCATGGCAACAAAAAGAATAAAGTCATTAAGCAAAACCACGATATCTACGTTATGAACTACGAAGGGTTGCAATGGCTTTCAAGTACATTAAATGGTAAAGAATGGCCCTTTGATATTTTAGTTGTCGATGAGATTTCTTATTTAAAAAATACGCAGACACAACGGTTTAAAACATTGAAGCCAGCTTTAAACAAGTTTGAACGTCGCTGGGGCCTCACTGGTTCACCTGCGCCGAATAGCCTATTAGACATATTTGGCCCACAGCTTGTGATTGACCAGGGCGCTACGTTTGGCGCCTACATATCAAGATTTCGCACTGAATACTTTTATCCTAGCGGATACAACGGCTATGAATGGAAGTTGCAAGCTGATGGCGAGGCTAGAATACAAGCAAAGTTAGAGGGTAAGGTATTACGCATGGCAGCTTTAGACCATCTAGACTTGCCTGAGCTGGGGTATAACAACGTTATGGTAGTACTACCTCCCGCTGCCAGAAAAATGTATGACGCCTTTGAAAAAGCTTTAACTATTCAAATAGAGCAAGGTGATATCACTGCGGTTAACGCCGCCGTGGCTGTTATGAAAGGGCAACAGATAGCCAATGGTGGTTCTTATTTAGATGGTGAAGATAAAACCAGCGTGCATATACATGACGCAAAGACTGAAGCTGTATTAGAACTTGTAGAAGAATTATCGGGCCAGCCTTGCATTATTGGGTATCACTTCCAACATGACTTAGAAAGACTTAAGCTAGCGTTTCCTAATGCGCCTGTTATTGGCTCAGGCGTTATAGGTAATAAGCTCGATACAATCATTGAAGCTTGGAATACCGGTGAAGTGCCTGTCTTACTTGCTCATCCGATGTCAGCAGGTCATGGCCTTAATCTACAAGGCGCAGGGCACGCAGTTATATGGTACTCATTAACTTGGTCATTAGAAATCTATGAGCAATTCATTCGCAGACTCTGGAGGCAAGGCCAAAAAAACCATATTATGGTGCATCACATGATCGCAAAAGATACAGTTGATGAAGCTATCCTACAAGCTGTGCGGAAAAAAAACAAAACACAACAAAATTTATTAAATGCTGTAAAAGACTATGTACAACGTGATAAAATAACTATTACTTGATTATTGAAAGGAATTGTAATGAATATTACAACTGTAGCACACTCATTTATTTCTCAACCACCTCAGGAGCAACCTATGCCAGCAAATAAGCGCATGCACGTCAAAAAAACTGCCACTATTACATTGTTGGCAACAGAAAACCCAAAGCGAAAGAATACACTAAGCTTTACAAGGTTTGCTTTATATAAAAATGGTATGACTGTTGGCGACTACATTGCAGCAGGCGGTCGTTCTGGTGACGTTAATTATGACGTTGAAAATGGTTATATCAGCATCAGTCATGGGCAAGAGCAATGAACATACTAATAACAGGCGTTACTGAGACGCATACAAATCATCCAAACAGAGCAAGCTCTACAAAGTTTATCTCTATTCCTGAAATGATGGCTACTGCTTACACAAAGCTAGGCTATAGTGTTGACCATCGCGCTATTGAAATGGGAGAAGACCTCTCCATATACGATACAGTCTTTGTATATGTATACCCCTTGGACCATAATGCAATTGACCCTGAGGGTGCCATCTATGCACTGCAACAACGGCCTGATGCATACATTTGCCTTGATGATTGGTCATTTCAAAAGATCTTACCAACGTGGGAAAGCAAAATTGATTTAATGCATTTAATGAATCGTACGTGGCTTGCACCGCTATTCCCTTGGGGTGACATTGATAAGATGAAACTGCCTGTGGCAAACATTATTGCATGGGACCCATCACCGCTATATGAAATGCCACCTGTACAGCAATTGTCATGGCAGCAACGTAAGCAAGAATGGTATAACGCATCACTCTCAAAAGATGCGCATGAATGGGCAGCAAAGCAACAACTAAAGTGGCCTGTATACGCCATTGGCGGTAAAGCATTAGGGCAGCCTAGAATTTTGGAGTCAGATGTTGTATGGCAATACGGCTCTTACAAAGGTGTGCTATGCCCTACATACGCACATGCAGGCTCTGGCTGGTGGAGAGTACGTTACTTACACGCTGCAGCTGCGGGTTGTGTGCTTGGCGGTAACCCATTAGAGTTAAACATGATCGGGCCTGCGTATAGTTATGCATTAGCCGGCTTAGAAATGATGCATGATGATGACTTACGGCACATTGCAATATTACAAGCAAGAGAATTACATATTGCAACTTTAAAAGAAACAATGTACACTTTAGAAAGATTGCTATGATTGTAATACTTGAAGGACCTGACGGCGCCGGCAAGACAACGCTATCAGATACATTACGTCAACAGTTGCAAAATGGTAAGATGGTGCACGTTGTTAAGCATGGCCCGTACACTGACGTAGAGGCAGAGCATTTATGCAAAATCTACTTTAGAGCAATGACACCTGCATTAACATTTGATGACCATGTTATTATGGATCGTTCTTGGCTGTCAGAGCCTATTTACGGTAATACTTATCGCAATGGTCAAAATCGTATTGACATGCCACGTAAACGCATGCTTGAGCGTGCTGCTTTATCTCGTGGAGGTATAGTTATCCATTGCCAGCCTGATTTTGAAGTTTGTGCTAAAACATTTTCACGTCGTACTGACGAAGAATACTTAGATACCTTACTGCAATTGGAAGCTGTGTATGATGAGTATGAAGCTTTAGGGCTAATGACAGCGTTGCCTACAATCCACTATGACTATACACGTGACACAATTGATGAGTTAATAAGTAAAATTGATTACATTTACGCATCAAGGCAAAACAGAGCAAGTGGTGGTGGTTGCTTTAAGGAAGGTAATATCCTTATGTTGTGCGATAAGGGCCCTAGAACCAACGTAAAAGAATCTGCAGTAGTTATACCTTTCATTAACTTTAATGATGATGACGGCCCTAGTCGTATGCTTGCAACCACATTACAGAATGAAGGCGTCATGGAAAATGAAGTCTATTGGATTAATACACAAACTTATACTGGCTTGCCAACTGATCCAAGCTTTATTGCAAAACTAAAACCTAAAAGAATTTTTGCGTTAGGCAACAATGCGTATACATGGGCTTTACAACATCAAATCAAAGCTGTAAAATTACCACCACCTTTGCATCACATGCAAAATTATCCCGATCAACCGTATCACATCACAGAGATTAATTATGGAAATTTCAACACTGTATAACGAGCATGACTTAATTCAGCTGTACCAATGCCTTAAAGAGTATGGGCACTGGACTACGCCTCGAGGTGAAAAGACTCTTGAGATTGAAAACTTTACTTACACAATGGGGCCGTATGTTCGATTCAATTCTTTTGCAGGTCGTAACTTTAATCTCAAGTATCTCAAGCGCGAAATGGCTTGGTATTTGCGTGCTGACCCTACAGATTTATCTATTACAGAACATGCTGCGCAATGGGGCAAGATCGTGGTTAATGGAAAGCTTAATAGCAATTATGGTTCTTATTGGTTTGGTAAATTTGGTGTACAGCATATTGTAAACGTTTTGCAAAACGACCCGATGAGTCGCCGTGCAGTCATACCGATGTATGGCACTGATGTTGACCACATGGATAAAGAAGCTAAAGATGTGCCTTGCACTATTGCTATTGAGTTTAGATTGCGAAATGGTAGATTAAATACACGTGCCATCATGCGTTCTCAGGACATTCTTTGGGGCATGGCCAATGATCTACCCACATTTAGTTTCCTACAGGAAATTGTAGCAACGCTTTTAAACGTACAGTTAGGCACACTAACAGTTTCTGCAGGTTCATTCCACGTATATGAATCTCGTATGGATATGTTTAACGCAATCATTAGCAATAAAACATTAGAGCCAATTGTTGACAGGCCTCCACGTATTAATCGTTATGAGGCACACAATCTTATTGAAAAATCAATTAACCCTACATTCGAGTTCTCAAAATGGCTAATGAACATATAACGTTGCAACTAGAAGCTGAATTTAGAGACGTTGCATTACGCATGTTGCGTGACGGTAATGGCATGAATAGTATTATTACCGCGTTGCAAGAAATTAAAGTAGAGATGGTAACAGCGTCGCGATACAATGATGCTATACGAGATGCGTTGTATAAACCATAAAAAAAGACCCCCTTGCGGGGGCCTAAATTATTTCTTAACCCAGAAACCATAAACCATTTTATGTGAGCAATCCCATGTATCTTGTGGGGTGCCATCTATGACAGCTACGTAATGTCCAGCCTGTCTTGCAATTACAGTTCCTGAGTGTATATCACTACATCGAGCTTTGCGACCTTCAAACTTTGGTGCTGATACCCAAATCCAACCTAGTGTCTTAAGTACATCAGAATAGATTTCTTTGGAGATACCATTCCTAGCTGATTTTGCATTGCCTGCTTTTTTGTTTGCATCTGCAAGTAAACCATAAGCAGTTTTGTAATCCATGCCTAAAGCTATTGCAATTGCTCTGGCACCGCAGTCACCTGCAGAGCCTTTATAGCCAGCCAAAGCTCGACCACCATCATTAAATTGATAGGGCATATATACCTTTCAATAGTCAAATTATTAAAGAACAGTTGTAGCATTTTTTTCAGCTACAAGTATATTATACCACAAATTAGAATATTTGTAAACAATTGAATTTTATTCTTGTGGCGGTTTAGTCTTTGGTTGACTAAAATACTTGTACGCTTCATACGCCAGTGGAGGAACTGACATTGCAGCGCCTGCAATTTTAGCGTAAGGGTTAGGGGCCATCATTAATGCGCCGCCTGCTCCACCAAGCATGCCCATAGCGCCGGCAGTTTTGTCGCCTCTTTGATATTGTTGCGCGCCTTCCATTAACTGCGCGCCGCTTAATCCTCCGGCTAAAACATTTAAACCTGGAATTTTATTAATAGCGTAACCAGCCTTTTGCAGCATATTCATTTTTTCTGGCACAAACTGTTCTGCTGTAGTTGCTGCACGTGTTACTGCGTCTTGTGCCATAGCTAGTTTTCTGCCTGCTTCTTTCTCACCTGCGCTTACTGCACCGGGAGCGCCAAGTGCGTCATACTTTAGTTTTGATTTAGCGGCGTTACTTTGCGCTTCTGCGTACGCTGCTTCTAACGCTGCAACTTTTGCAGCAGCAGCTCTATGCGCAGGTGACATGTAGTTTGGGTCAATGGTGTTAGGTATTAACATACCTTGCCCGGCTTTGTTTGTTACGTTAGTTACGTTAAACCGATTTGCTATTTCTGGCGGTAAAGCCTTTGATTGATTGTACAGACGGGCGGACTCAGTTGACGAAGCGCCTGCTGGTGATAGACCACCCACTACTTTTTCATTCCATCTACCTCCACTTGATGCAGGGTCAATAGCTTTATTAATTGTCTCAGGTAAAAACTTTGCTTGCTCTAGTTTAGCAGCTTCAAGTTGCTTGCCAATAGTTTCTAATTGACGTTGTGAGTTTAATAACTCATCCATTAGTGTATCAACGTTTGCTGTCTTTAATACTTCTTGAAAGTTTAACGCCTTACTTCTTTTGTCTGCAATTGCCTCAGCTGTTGTTTGCTTTGCAAGTAACGCATCGTATTTCTTTTGCGATGTTTGTGATGGCGCTGGAAGTGTAGGCGCTCTTGTACCAATTGCAGCCCCTGCCACGCCGCCAATAACATCACCTGTTAAAGTTTTACCGGACTCTGGCATAGCTGCAGCAACTTCATTTAACGTAATAGGCGGCTCATTTAAATCGTCAACTGTGACTGTGCCTCTAGGCGGTTCTTTTACATCAACAACAGGCGGGTCAAACAAATCATCTTTAGTCTTTGCCATATGCTTACCTATATCCGAATGTAGTTGCTAGTTCATCTCTTTGCGTACGGTGCCGCCCTAACGCATCAGTATAACTTGAGTTGTCAAAGAATGAGCCTGGGTCTTTGCCTTTGTTTGTCTTCTCCCAGTTACGTAACGCAGTGTAATGCTCATTACGTAGTCTTGCATCAAGTATTTGATTTCTTGCAAAGTAGTCAACGTTCTTAATTGTATTTTCAACAGTTGGCATTGGAGCGCGTAAGAGTATTGCGTCGTTGTTACTTGGATTGGCGCCTAATAAGCCTTTGTTTGCTTTTGCGTTCATTAAGAATTGTGTGCCTAAAATTTGATATGCGCGTTCAAAGTCATTCCAATCTTCTTTGGCAAAGTTCTTATACCTTGAGTATACGTCAGTTGGTATTTTCAATTGCGCAGTAAAGATGTTAGTAGTTAAGCCTACGCCTTCTTTTGCGGCAGCTGCTAAACCATTTAATAAGCTAGGCTCATTTTTAAAGATGCCAAACACTCTACGGTCAGGATCTTTTTTGGTAGCGTCACGCTTAAGAATACTACGTAAGTCAGTTAAATCACTAATTGAGTCATCATTGAATTTTGGTGGAGCTGCGTAAATTGCGCTTTGCATTTCAATGAAAGGCTTTTCAGTTTCTATAACTCGAGTCTTTTCAATTTCTCGTTCTTTTTCAATGTCTTTACTGCGTTGCTCGTTTCTACCTTTAATTGATAAATTTGAGTACTTATCGTTGCTAGCTAGTAACGTAGGCGCGTTGTCTGTTGTGAGTTGACTTCTATTAAACATTGGCGTTGGGTCAATAGGTTTACCATCTTTACCAATAATACCAAATTCTAGGTGGGGCCCAGTTGACTTGCCTGTTGAACCAAGTAACCCAATAACTGTGCCGTTAGTAACAGGGTCGCCTTCTTTAACAGTCGCTGAGTTTAAATGCGCGTAATAAGATTTTGAACCGTCAGTGTGTTGCACTACAACTCTGGTGCCATACCCATCGCCTTTATCGCTAGCTTGTATAACTTTACCTGGGATACGCGCCTCAACCGGTGAGTCTATTGTGCCTACAAAATCAATGCCTGCGTGGAATTTTTGTGTTGTCTTATTAATAGGGTCAGGGCGCATTCCAAAGCCACTAGAAATTTTAGCGTCTTTAACAGGAAAGTCTATGCCTGAGCTTTCTGTTGTTGGCGCGGCTGCAGGCGGTACAGCTGCTGGAGGCGTACTTACTGGCTGAGGTAGTTTCATACCTTTTATTGATGAAGGGGATAATAATGGTATAACATCGGAGCCTGATGTTGCAATTATTTCTGCAGCTTTATTTTGTTCAGCGTCTTGTTTATTTAGTAAGTCTGCACGTTGTATATCCATGCCAAATGCATCTTTTAACGCCGATGCTAGCTCAGGGTATGCCATACGAACTGATGTGTATACGCCTGGTGTTAGTTTATTAATTAATGAAGGGTCAAGCGTGCCTGCCTTAATATCCTCAGTTAATTGCGTAGGCGCCATACCAAACGTTTGCGCAACCAAGTTTAACGCTTTTGATTGATTAGACATTTGATATTTTTGACCAGCTAGTTGCGCACGCATCATAGCAATCCCTGGCTCTTGCTCAGTTCGACGTTGTTGTTGCGCACCTAATGCAGTACTGGTACGACCAATGGCTTCACCTATGCCACCTGTTTTGCCTGGGTCAAGGAGTGATCCTGCCAACTCAAAATAGTTTGGCTGATTTCTTTGCTCTAATGACGCTAAAACTTTTTGAATAGCATCAGTATATTCTTGTTGCCCAGATGGGTCTAAGCTTATGCCGCCGGGCATTGCAGGTAGTGCTGTAGGTAGTGCCATATTATTTCCTTAAGCTTTGTTTATGCATTATTCCGGAAAACCTGGGTAGACATTATCGTCGTCAATAAAGTCAAAGTCTCTATCAGTTCCACCCCCACCTCCGCCTATAGGATTGCCATCTACACCTACAATTTGACCATCAGAGGTTGTATAAGACCCATCTCCATTTGGTGTAGCAGCTCGACCATCAGGCGTTCTTATTGGGGGAAGATTAGTTTCATTAGTTGATGTACCTGTACCGCTAATATTAAACAGCTTTGATAGCGCAGTTAACGCTGCATCACTTGAGCCTGACAACCCTCTTCCAATTGCATCACCTAGTTTTGTCTGACTAATACCTGCGCCTAACGCGCCAAGTCCTGCAATTTGCTGTAGTGGCGACGCTGCGTACGCGCCAGGGATCGGGCCTGTGTATGAAGAGCCTGTTGACGTAGGAATTGTGTAGCCACGTAGTAACTGTGACTGGTTTGTTAATTGCTGCATTGGGAATAATTGCTCGTTCTGTGCAATAGTTTGCTTTTGTCCGCCCATCGTGGCTAGTGCATTAATGTCGCCAAGTCCGAGTTGTTGCGTTGAGCTTGCAAGGTTACCGAGTTGTTGTGAAGCTGCAAGACGATTTTGCATATCTTGCTGTAGTGCTTGTGCTTGCTGTGCTGTAATACCGAGCTGAGCATTTGCTATCGTATCGCCTAGTGCAGCAGCGCCACGTTTAGAACCAAACTGACCTGAGCCTACAATACCTGCAGTTGCTTGTGGTGCTAGGTTCCTTGCTATATTAGCCTGCCCAAGATTACCGATGGCTTCAGATAAGTTTGAACTACCTACGTTTTGCGCTAAGTTAATCGCATTTTGCAGTGCAGATTGATAGTTACCTACGTTTTGAGATGTGCGATCAAATGCCTGATTTTGTAAATCAGTTGCGCCTACGTACTGAGCGTTCTGTGCTGTACTGGCGCCTTGCTTTGCTAACTGATTTAAGTAGTCAGTGTAGAATTCCGGCGCAGCAGTAACTTGCTGCTGAGTGGTAGTGATATTAGGCAGTGGCGCGCCTTGTGTGAACGAGCCTCCTCCTGAGCTTGCTGTACCTACAATTGGTGCAGGCGTATACGCAGCTGTTTTAGCGACTGGGACTTGACTTAGAGGATTAGTAGCCATAGGTGTTGTTCCTGTAGGTGTTGCTGTAGGTGTTAATGGGTTTCTTTGTGTTGGCATGAGCTGTTGCTCAGGCATTGGCAATTGCGTATCAGTACCTTGTGTAAGAGGAGAAGAGATTTGTGGAGGGCTTGTAAATTGTTTCTGTGCATTAGGGATACGCACCATTTCGCCATCAACCATGTTAAAACCCATAGGAACTCTACCTGCGTCTGGACCTTCAAAAAATGAACGTGCAGGAATCCGTTGTGGTTGTTGTGGTGCAAGGTCACTTAATTTACCAGTTATATTACTTGTATCTTCATTAAAAAAATTATTACGCATTAAAGGCATATTGCCTTGAGGTTGTTGTGCAGTATTTGCATTACCAAGTGCGCCTTGAACAATTGCAGGTGGCTTGCCTTGATTATTTACATAATCTTGCATTTCATCTAAAGATTTAGTTTGACTACCACCCATAGTGTATGAATTAAATTTTTGTGTTGTTGGGTCATAACTCCAACCCCCTCCTGCATCCATTACGCTACCTGCTCTATCTTTTTTCAAAAACTCTTGAATATTTTGAGGTAATGACGCATCATTCTTAGCATAATCTGTTGGCTGTGTTGGCGTTGAATTAAAGTTACCGCCTAAAATATTTTTAAGTGCTCCTCCAAAATTAGGGTTTGCAATAGCTTTGTTATTTTGTTCTGTTGTTCTTTGTTGTATTTGCTCAGGAGGTAAAGTTCGCTCACCTCCCATTAGAATAGATGGGTCATCAATTACACCTGGCCTATATGGGCTAAATGTTGGTATACCAATATTAGAATTATCTGTAGGATTGAAAGGCATCATGCCTTGAGGTTGTTGTCCTATGCTCGCAGCAAATGGGTCAATTCCTGCATATTGTTTTTTTAGGTCTGTATATATTTTATCAGGAGTATCTGTATATATTGGTTTTGATGTTTGTGGCAGTCCAAAATTAGTATTTTCTGTAGGTGCATTGTTTGGCTCGGTTAGCGAAAGACTTATCTGCTCGTTAGGTCGCCACTGACCACTTGAGTAAAACCACTTGCCATCGTCGCTTGTTGGTGGGGAATACTCGCTTTCAGGGGGCGCAAGACTTCCGCTTGGAGGCTGTAAAGGTGTTAGTGAAGGTTGCCCTACAGAAGGTATTGGCTCTTCATCTGCAGGTAGACCTACTGCTTGTCTTAATAATTGTTTTGCTAAGACATGATTGCCTGCTTTAGCAGCTTGTAACGCATCGGCAGATGTTGGTCTTTTAGGCATAGTTGCGCCTTGCGGTTGCTGTCCAATACTAGCTGCAAAGGGGTCAGTGCCTTGAGTAGATTGTCCACCCCCAAGCCTATTCATTTGTGAATTACTCCAATCTTCATAGGTCGGATAAGAACCACCTATATTAGCCTGTTGGTTTATAGAATTCAAATACGCGTTTTGCGATATATCAAAAGTTGACGGTTGATTGAAAGGCATCGTATATTGAGGCTGTTTTTGTTGAGGTTGTCCCATGAAATTAATTTGTTGTGCATTAAGTGGATTACCTAATGAACCTTGAATAGCATTTGGGTTTGTTGCGCTTATTTCATTACCATAATTAAATTTATCGTTGTAATTAATATCTGGCCCAATAGGTCTCCAATTTGTAGAATCAGGGCGATATGAATATTCACCTGTGGGTTGTTGTCCTAACCCTGAAAATCCTGTATTTTGTGGCATGCTTGTTGGCAAAGCACCCTGAGCAGGAGCTGAAACATCATTTCCCATGGATTGACTTGGGTTTATCGATGCGCTTGCGAATGCTGGATTAAGTGCCATATTATCCTCTAGCGTGACGTTTTAGTGCTTCTTTCATATATGCCAATGGTGAAGCTTTAGGCGGTATCTTATCAACTGGTGCTGAGCGCTTATGCTCTCTTGCAGCTTCTCTAAAGTGGTCGAGGAGCTGAGCACCTGCATCAGATGAGCCATTCCCTAATGAAGCCACAGTATCAGCGTCAAAAACATACTCACCATCAGCGAGCATAGCAGGAATATCATCAGACTGTCCATCACCAGCACCTTTCACGTAATGCCCTGTTGTTCCTGTTTTAAACTCAGGAATATGCCCACCGTCTTTAAATCCCATTGTATTATAAGCGGGGGCACCTAGTAATTTTAAACCAGAAGACATCAACGCGCCTGTTTGTTCTTTGTCACGTAGCTTTTTAAGATGCGTTAAATAGTCATCCATCTTAGCGCCACCGCCTGTTGCGTACCCTAGCATGCTAGAAGCTGCTGAGAACATCGGCGCTCCATACGATGGATTAGTTCCACCTTTATCTGCAAGCATTGTTTGAAATAACGTGTTGTATGGGTTTGACTGTTGCATATTTCCGCCTGTTGCTTGTTGAGGTATTTGTGGTGATAGCGCTGAAAGACCTGTTGGCCCCGATTGCCCAGATAACTGTGGCGCAATCATCGATAG